ATAATATGTTTGACAAGCGTCCACATTTAGGTCTTCCTTCTTGGTTTAAACGATGATATAATCTTTAGATGGAGGCTGTGTCACCACCACATACCACACAGTCTCCTTTTAAGGATTATTTATGAGCTTAGGATTTGACGCAATATCAGCATTACCATTTGCCGCTTCAGGTAATGAGAATAATGTACAAGTATCGGTAAACGGTAATTCACTTTCTATTACAATAGGTAGTGTAGGTATTATTGCAGATGCTGTTACAGAAAATTTAACACCTAATTTACTTGCGTTAGGAACAGGTACTTTATCTATTACTGCTGACGCTAATCATACGGTTACAGGAAATGCAGTATCTTTGGGTATAGGTGCATTTACAGTTAATATAGATACTAACGTAACGCCTTCTGGAAACACATTGACCTTGGCTACAGGAAATGTTACAATAACTGCTGACGCAAATGTATTACCTACTGGTAACGCTTTATCATTAGATACAGTAGAACCAGGAGTTATTACTTGGAACGATATAATACCAGGAGCAACAATGGTTTGGACACCAATCAAACCTTACTAAAATTATGGCATCAACTTATTCAACAGATTTATCATTAGAACTAGTCACAACCGGTGAAAAAGCTGGTCTATGGGGCGCAATCACAAATACAAACTTACAACTATTACAAACTGCAGCATCAGGTTTTGTTGAAGTAACGTTAAGTTCAGGCACAACTACATTAAGTTTGGCTGACGGATCGGCGACCGCGAATGGTAAGAACTTATATATTAAACTTACAGGGACTTTATCTGGTAATGCTAGTTTAGAAATGCCTGCAACTACAACAGGTGGCAATGCAAACAGAGTATTTTTTGTAGAAGATGCAACAACTAGAGGCGGAGCCGGTGATAGTTACACAGTAACTTTATTAACTACAGGTCAAAGTGCAGGAACTCAAGTACCTCTTCCTGAAGGTGCAACAGCTTTAATTTATTCAGTAGGTGCAACACCTGCAAGTAATTTGGGAATGTTACAAAAAGGATTTACTACAGTGACTGCAGCAAGTAAAACTACATACACAGCAGTACCTGGAGATCAAATCGGTGTAGACACAGTAGCTAATATTGTAACAATTACCTTGCCTGCTGGATCAGTAGGTGATGAAGTAGTTGTTATGGACATATCAGCATCAAATGGTTTTGCTACAAACAAATGTACAATAACTCCTGACGGTGCAGAAAATATTCAAGGTGCAAATTCTTCAATAGACTTAACTACAAATAATCAATCAGTCACATTATTTTATACTGGAGCGAGTAAAGGCTGGCAGTTAAAAACTAATACAGCATAGGAGTAATAATGCTTACGAAGATTAAGTTTGCTCCCGGAATAGATAAACAAGACACTGCCGTTGGGGCAGAAGGTCGTTGGGTTGATTCTGATAATGTTAGATTTAGATATGGACTACCAGAAAAAGTTGGTGGTTGGCAATCATTACTTACAGATTCTTTAGTAGGTGTAGCTAGAAAACAACACGCATTCGTTGACCAAGATGGTAATAGATATGTTGCAATTGGCACAGATAAATTTCTAATTGTATATTTTGAAGGTCAATTTTTTGATGTAACTCCTTTAGCAACTACTATTTCAGCAGCTACTTTTACTTTTAATGGCACAACTACTATTACCATTACAACATCAGCAGCACATAATTTAGAAGACGGTGATATTGTTTTATTAGATAGTGTAACTTTACCTGGTGGTACAGGATTAAGTGCATCAGATTTTGAAGATAAACTATTTCAAGTTATTTCTACACCAACAGCAAACACTTTTACTATAACTTTTACAAGCGCAGGTTCTACAGCGTCTGGTGGTAGTGTAGATATAAAACCTTACGAACGAGTGGGTCCAGCTGCACAAACTTATGGATATGGTTTTGGTATCAGTCAATATGGTGGTACAGTGCAAGGAGCACAAACAACAACTTTAAATGGTGCACTTCTTGCAGATACAAATGGTACAGGTGGATCGGGGACCGCGGTTACAGTAGTAAGTACAACAGGGTTTCCATCTTCTGGAACTATCGCAATCGCTAACGAATTAATTACATACACATCAACAAATGCTACACAATTTTTAGGTATTACTAGAGGTGCTAAAGGTACAGCAACTACAGGTACATCAAATGGTCAAGCTCACTCAACAGCAGCAACAGTTACAAATGCTACAGAATTTTCAGGATGGGGAGATGCAGTTGATGCAGGAACTATAACACTTGAACCGGGACTTTGGTCGTTAAGTAATTTTGGTGATGTATTAGTTGCAACGATTGCCAATGGTAAAACTTTTACTTGGGATTCTTCTATTGCAGCAAGATTATCCACACGTGCCTCTACAACTACATCAGGATTTGAAACTACAAATAATCCAACAGCTACTAGAGTTACACTTATTTCACCAACAACACGTCACTTAATTCATTTTGGAACTGAAACAACTATTGGATCACCTTCTACACAAGACGATATGTTTATAAGATTTTCTGAAGATGAAAATATAAATGCATATACACCAGAAGCAACTAACACAGCCGGTACACAAAGAATACAAGATGGTACTAAAATTGTAGGAGCTTTGGTTGCAAAAGAAAACATTCTAGTATGGACTGATAATGCATTGTACACAATGAAATTTGTAGGTGCTCCATTTACATTTGGCTTTGAACAAGTGGGTACAAACTGTGGATTGATTGGTAAAAATGCAGCAATTGAGATTGATGGTGTTGCATATTGGATGGGTAATAATGGTTTCTTCTCGTTTGATGGTACCGTAAATACTTTACCTTGTTCTGTTGAGGATTATGTTTACGATGATGTAGATACAACTAAAGGTCAACAAGTTTGTGCAGGCATTAATAACCTATTTACTGAAGTAACTTGGTGGTATCCAACATCAGGATCAGATTTTAATAATAGATATGTAGTTTATAACTATGGTCAAAGTAATGGACAGCTACCAATGGGTAACTGGTACACAGGAACTAACACTAATTCTATAAGAACAACTTGGATAGATTCATTAGTATATCCAAAACCATACGCTACAGCATATGACAGTTCAGCCACAGGTTCTTTTCCTGCAATCATAGGTGAATCGGGTTTAGGTAGAAGTGTATTGTTTGAACACGAGTCGGGGACCGATCAAGTAAATCCAGACGGCAGTGTAACTACCTTAACATCTTTTATACAATCATTCAGTTTTTCATTACAGCCTGACCAAGCAGAAGTATTTTTAGCATTAAGAAGATTTTTACCTAATTTTAAAGTGTTAACAGGTAATAACCAAATTACATTATCTATAAAAGATTTTCCTTCACAAGATGATATAGAAACTGCATTGAGTCCTTTTACAATTGATGCATCAACTTTAAAAGTTGACACTAGAGCTAGAGGTAGGTATGCAAATATAAAAATAGAAAACACTGGTGTAGGTGAATCGTGGAGATTTGGTACATTTCAAGTTGATATACAACCAGATGGAAGGAGAGGATAATGACAAAAATAGTAGTAAGATTACCAGAACCTAAAAAAGAATATAGTGAAGATAACCAAAGACAAATTAACAGAGCGTTAACTACAATTATAGAACAGTTAAACTCTACATTTTTAACACAATTAAAGGAGCAAGCAGAAAGATTTACTTGGTTCAAATCAGGAGGCAATGGTAGTACATAATGGCAAATATTTATAAAAACGCACAATTTGATTTAACAACAACTGATGTCACAGACATTTATACTGTTCCATCTAACTCAAGAGCTATTGTACAAAATATTCACACAGCGAATGTAGGTGCAGCTAACACTGAAATAAAAGCTTTTATATATGATGATTCTGCATCAACATCGTATCAGTTTGCAGAACACACAGTAAACTCTGGAGATTCAAAATCTATATCTGATGGATCCATCGTATTAGAAGAAAATGATAAATTACAATTACAAGCAGGTTCCGGAAACATATTTGAAGGAACTTGTGCAATACTAGAAATCAACAGGGAGGACAGATAATGCCGTTTGTAGAAACAGAAGCTTCTGTTAGGTATGAAACAATTAATGGTAAAAGAGTACCAGTAATTACACCTAAGACAGAAGTTACACTAACTAATACAGAAACAGGTCAAGAATATATGTCAGATGCGGAAGCTTTAGCAGACGTACAAAATGCTAATACAGCTACCAAAGCAGAACACATAAGAAGAGACGTAAATGTGACTGTAGAGGAAATAAAAATAGGTGCTGACTTTAATATCAGCGATTGACGAATGGTTAAAAACCTAGTAAATTGTAATACACTCGCCTATTTACAAGCTTTGCGCACTTGCTTTAACATTAATAATATAAGGAAAAATTATGGCTTGGTACGATAAATACATACCTAAAGAAATAAAAAAACCAGTTGATAAATTTTTAGATTTTGGAACAGATACTTTTAAAAAAACAGGAAGAGCAGTAAGAAAACTTACACCAAGAGAATTAAGACCAGCTTTACCTTTTTTAGCATCCGCAGTACCTTTTATGTTACCAGGATCAGGTTTATTTGCTTCTCCTTTATATAGAGGAATTGCATCTGCTCTGGCTAATGCAACTTCACAAGAAGCTTTAGATCCCGAAGGAGATATTAATTATTTATCTACAGCACTATCTGGTCTAACGGGAGCTGGTACAGCTCCAGGTGCAAGCGAAGGTATAAGGGGATTAAAATTTACAGGTGACAACCCAGTTACAAAAGAAGGAATTCTTTCTCAAATGCAAAATGCTCCCATTGGAGCTGATAGTATTTTAGATGCATCTAATGTAGGTATGGGTAAAAGATTAGCTAATTTAGGTTTAGAAGGTGCAGCACAAGTTACAGATTTTTTAGGTGGATCTCAAGATACATTTTCTAAAATTGGTGACAGACCTGAACTTGCGTTTACAAAAGAAGGTGCTAAAGAATTAGGTAAAGCTTTATCAGTTCCTGCAGCACAAGGTTCAGGTGATTTAGCTTATGCTTTTGCAAGCAAAGCAATGAGAGACTTTGAAGAAGCTGAACTAGAAGAATTAAGACAAGCAGGTTTAAGTGAAACAGAAATGATGTTAGCTAGAAGAGATGCTATTACTTCATCTATGTTAGCAGCAGCATTTGATCAAGATGAAATTGATGAAACATTAGACCAATTAGGATTATTAAACTTTGCAAATGGAGGAATTGCTAGCTTAAAAAATGGAGGTATACCAGACGATGAGTTTATGGAACTTGTATCAAAGTTAAGAGAAGACGGTTTTAGTCAAGAAGAAGCAATTGAAGAAGCTATAAGACAACTTTCAGAAAATATGGCTCAAGGTGGAATCATTGGACTTAAAGAAGGTGGTATGTTAGACTTCGGTGGTAGAGAAATGGATTTAAGAGGTGGTGGATTTGTACCTATTGGTAAAAAAGAAAGAGCAGATGATGTACCTGCAAGACTTTCTAAAAACGAATTTGTAATGACAGCAGATGCAGTCAGAGCAGCAGGTGGTGGCAGTGTTAATAAGGGAGCGCAACGTATGTATGATATAATGAACAGATTAGAGGCAAGGGCATAATGGCTATTGAACAAACACAGATATTACCAGCACCGGTATTAGAAGGCGCACTTACAGCGTTTACAAAAAAATTAGAACCCTTAATGGGTCAACAAATTAATACTGCAGCATATGATCCTCAAGTTGCAGCACAAACAGCATTACAAAC